GGAGGGGCAGGAGGAGCACCAGGAGGAGCACCAGGAGGAGCACCAGGAGGGGCAGGAGGAGCACCAGGAGGGGCAGGAGGAGCACCAGGAGGAGCACCAGGAAGAGCACCAGGAGGAGCACCAGGAGGGGCAGGAGGAGCACCAGGAGGGGCTGGAGGAGCACCAGGAGGGGCAGGAGGAGCACCAGGAGGAGCACCGGGGGCAGGAGGCATAGTCAACCCAATAATCAATTGTTCAGTAACTTTATTCTCTTCCTCTTTCAATACTTTAGCATATTGATGTTTCCATTCGGTATATTCTACAATACGGTCAATTAATTCGCGATACAATTTATTGTTCAATACATCATTCATCCAGACAACTTCAGATACTGTGCAAATACCACTATCTAATTGTAAATATGAATAATTGCGTTTGTCAAATGGAGTAATTTCACCAGAAGAAAATAATTCAAAACTATCACTAATATCAAATGATATGGCGGGACCTTTGTCTTGCAAATATTTTTTATATGATGTATTCAGGTTATTTTTGGTAGGATAACTAATCGGGAAAAGCAATTTCAACATAATCATGATATTTTCATTTGCATTTTCCATTTTTTGTTCTGGTGATATAACTGCAACCGCATGTCCTGGCGCAGGAGGTTCATTTTGCTTTAATATCGCTTTTGCGAACTCTTTTCTGTTAAAAAAAATACTCAATATATCACCGTATGGTTTTGATGCTAAAAACTTTTCATTATATTTAACATCCGACGTAAAAAAAGGGTCTTCAGAAATCTCTATTTTACGAGACCTCTCACCGGGTGCAGGATCATATATATTTGAAAACTTTAATTGAAATGGCTCATCTTTAATATTTGTAGAAATCTTTATTTTTATTGGTTGCACACCTGACATAATATTCTATTTATATTATGTCAATATTATTTTTACTGCAAATAAACTTAGTGAGAATATATCGCAAAATCACTATATTGTTTTTGCTGTTTTTGTTTTTTAGCCTTTTCTATGGTTTCTTCAGCGGATTTAATTTGGTCAGGAGTAATAGTGTTATCATCATTTATTAATGATACATGATAATCAGTAAAGTTAGAAGGTAAGCAGCAAAATGCGCTTTGTTCATTCAATATATAATCAACTAATATCATAAAAACAATTGTTATACCGAATGCAATGTAAATATCACGAGTTCCCATCCATGATATTGCGAAAACTAATATATCGCGACTAAATGTATATTTCAAATAGGATTCCATTGTTTTACTGAGTTTTATAGTTACAAATCTGGATGCAATATTCAATACAATAATCATGAGACCAGCAAACAATTTGCTATTGTTGATAGTCATAACATGATTATGCAAAATACTGAAGACTGCTCCTGCTCCTTTTTGTGAGGTTTTTGAAAGTTTTTGTGGAGCAGGTGTTGGTGGGGGAGGTGGTTGAGGCATTGACATTTGTTTAGATATATATTTATTATGTTATTTTATTTTTAGATATAATAAGTTCATCCGAGTTTTCCGATAATGAAGAGAACGGTTCACTTTTTAACCATAATGCCGGAATAAACTCGGTCATTTTTCCCCACATTTCAGATATAGAAAACTCGTCGGATGTTTTTGGTTTTAGGCTTTCTTCCGCTTTTAATTGTTCTTCTATAATAGAAAAATCGCAAGTATCTGCACAAGGATTACACTTTTCATTTTTAAAATTGATATCTGGATATATATGCTCTAACATTTCTAGATTAACTGGAGAACCTTTGTGCATTAATGTTCCATTTTCGCAGTTTTGTACTTTGAAGTTTGCTACAACTGAATCGTCGGATGACCGCATCATTGAAAAACTCTCCGACATTGCAAAACTTCCAGTAAGGTCGTTGGTTTTAATATAATTGTACTGATAATATAATATAACAAATGAACATGCGAGTAATCCGTGAATTATACTTATTGAAGTATAGTATACAATCAATAGAATTGGTATTACTTTTCCTAAATGACTATTTGCTACATATGCCATATTGTCCTCATATAGTATAAACATGGCTATTAGTATAACTGGAATCAAATTAGCATATGTATTCACATAAGTATTCTGATTTGTGGTGGTAGGATATCTAGTAATTTTTGATAAATGTAATTTTAACGAGTTTAACATACTAGAGTTTTTCTATATTTTCTTATATAATACTTCAACATATAAATAACAATAAATAGCAATAATAACAATATATCGGAATATATCGGAATATATGACAAAATAATTATCTGCTTATTTTTTAAGATACTATAAAAAATGTCCTTATTAACATATGCATCTCCATGGACCTCAGATGAGGGTAATACTAAAAAAAGGACCCCTACTATACGTAAAAATATGAAACCATCTAATATTGTAAATGATAGTGGGGGAGAACCTGAAGAATATACAACAACGGCCAATGCGCCTACCCCAAATAATACTCCTGTATCTTTAGACGAAGTAAAAGCATATCAAGATGAAAAAGGCAATAAAGTGCATGAATTATTGAATAAAATGTCTTCAATGGATGCTGAAAATGATGGCGCCCATTTAGCCAATTTTACGCCATTAGCCCCGCCTGTATTAACTACACAATCGCAATATACCCAAAAACAATCTAATCCTTATGAAGGAGAACTTGGTCCTAATTCAAATCCCGCGAAATCGGTATATGTATATTCTTCCGACGATAGAAGTTTAGGAAACTTGACCAATTACCAAAATGTTTATGATAATAAACCGATATTTCAAAAAAATAAACCTTATTATGCAAATATGGGCATTCCTAATGGTATGGATAGTAAATTAATGGAACGAATTAATTATATGGTCCATTTGCTAGAGGAACAACAGCACGAAAAAACGGCTAATATTACAGAAGAGTTTTTGCTTTATACTTTTTTAGGCGTATTTGTTATTTATGTGGTGGATACGTTTTCGCGAAATGGTAAATACGTCAGATAATACATATATCAAGACATTTAGGTTTCTCCCGAAAATGCGTAAGAATAATCCGTTAGTATTATATATTATATACCTATAATATATAATGGCAAGTCAAAATCCTCAATTCGTAGTATCCGACCCTTCAAAGATTGTACCAGCAGAGCCTTTTCATAATGGTAAGGGCGGAGAACCTCAATCTAGCGTATCTCCTAGTGTAGCTCATACAAGTATGTCGCCTGCTCAATCCGGAGGTAATTGTATGATGAGACGCGGTGGACGTAAGTCGCATAAAAAGCACTCCCGTAAATCGCATAAAAAACACGCCCGTAAATCACATAAAAAACATGGACGTAAGTCGCATAAAAAACACCATAAATAAATACCGAATTAGTTAATAATATTTTACACATTTCTCATTCATAACTGCCCGCTTCGCGGGCGTTTTGAATGAGAAAAAGGTGTAATGTCTAGGTGTGTGGTATGATGCTCGCGGGCATGACATACAATACATCTAGCATCATGCTGATCATATGGATTTTTAATCTATACGACCAGTCATTAACCAGAGTTTTATAGATATCTTGCAGATGAGCTGTAAAATATCTATTACATTGCCCTTTCTAATATGTACAAATACTGATTTTCATCACCATTACATTTAGACATATTGACTTTTGCATGAACAATAAATCCGCGACGTATTGCAATTTGCAATATATTTTCAATTGGATTCACATCCAATACATTTTCATTTTGGCGAATGTTGCCGATATTGTCTGTAAACTTTTCTTTGACGATAACCTTTGTATCGTCTTTCGGAAAAATATAATCAGCACTGTATGAAAAATTGGAGAAGTCTATATCCGAATTAGTTATTCGGTTTTTCATATATGTTTGTGGATTGCGGAACATGGTATTTTTTGCAACAGGTATAATCGGATTAAACTTATCTTTATCTATTAAATGTAATATCAAATATCCATTCGGAACTAGCCAATAATAGCAGTTTTTGAAAAATGTCTCTTTATCGGACAATTCATATATGGTATTGCCCATACACAAAATATGGGAAAATGTATTGTGTTCAAATGCCATTGGATTTAATACGTCGCCTACGATAGTTTCATTATCTGGGAATGTTTTTTCTGATTTTTCAATCATATCAGATGATTTATCAATTCCATAAACCCGATATCCTTTATGTTGCAAAACATTTACTAAATGTCCAGTTCCACTACCTACATCCAAAAACACGCTATTGTGCGTTGGTTCAGTCATTTCTATAACACTATTTACTTCAAATAATGCCCTTTCGTGCGGTTTCATGAGGAGGTCATATTTTTCGGTATAAAACTTGTCATATATGTCTTGACCCTGTTTCAAAACAAAATGGTCATTTTGTTCAAATCCTTCTTGTCTTGCAGGAGGATTATTATTGTTATATGTAATCACAATAAGCAATATTAAAGCCAATGCCAGTAATAATCGCAACCATATTTTATTAGGCGTTTTTGGATAAATAATAGTATTTAGGGTTTTGAAAAAATTATCAAAAAATGACATAACCTCGGATTTAGACATTATATATAATTATATATGTAATGTTTAGATTTTAATGATTGTTTTCATCTCATAAAAAAATAATAATATGTTATTGATATTGTAGTTATAATAGTTATCCCTAGTGATATAAGAATTGGCAGAAAAATAGTCATATTATTGTTTTGTTTACGATGTATATTATACAAATATAGGTTTATACTGTTTTAGTGTTTTAGTGTCTGGTAGTATGGATTTTTAATCCATATGATCAGCATGATGCTAGATGTATGTCATGCCCATGGGCATCATACCACACACCTAGACATTAGGAAGTGTTGCAATATCATCTTCTCCGCGTAGTTGAGTTCTCGTATGATTGAAGAATCTGTCCTTACCTATATTGTTGTTAGCTACATTTGGATGCACAGGGGTATTCAAATCCGGTCGCATAAATAACAACGAATGCGTTCCTCCGGTATTTTCATATTGTCCGTGTGTCGCATAAATAGTAGAGTTATATAGTTCACTTGTAGTAGAAGGAATATATGTTCCCTTGTCGCCTCCTTTTTGTAATGCAAAATACTGGTTTCGCAATTGCATTTCTTTATCTACGTTATTAAAATAGCCGTATACTGGGGCGCGGTCATTTCCCGGGTTGAAATTAATACCAATATTATAGTCTAAATAATGTTTAATTGGGATAGTAGTAGGGGTTCTCCTGTCAATAATCGGAAAATGGGCGTATTTTGTCGGAACTGGTCTAAAATTAATATTGGGCTGCAATTGCATATCGGGAAATTGGCGACTAGTAATACGTTCATTTAGTTCTCCCGTTCTCTCAAATTGCCCGTAATATACACCTTCCGGAACACCATACAATTGATTCGGTTCAGTAATATTCATTCTAAATATATAGTCTTATGACAAATTATTCCGTATATTACACCATTTGCACCAGTATAACTATAGAACATATAGTAAAAAATATAAATACAATGATATACCACATATATAGTTGTATATTGCAGAAGTAATGCCTAAATACATTATTCGTATATTTTCCAATTTTTGCAGTTCTACGGAATGCAAACAAAAATATGAGTCCATTGATGAAGCTTTTTTAGAAAACAACTACGGAAACACTAAAGATATTTATATAACAGATGGGGACGATTATACACATGTCATTATTTTGAATACGGCTATGCCTAGATTGTCTAATATTCCTAAAGAACACGTTATAGGGTTGGCTTTAGAACCCCCACATTTTTTGGGACTACAGACTCCTTTCGTATATTATGCGGAAAGATTTATTGGGAAATATTTCATAGGTCATGCATACGGACTTCCGGCACCATTTATAGAATATCCTGGATATTTATGGCATACTCCACCATTAAAAAGTATTCCACAAAAACCCAATTTAATGTCTATAATGGTTAGTCAAAAAACCCAGGCCCCGGGTCATAAATATCGCCACGAATTAGTTTCGCGTATATTGGCCAGTAATTTACCGATTGATATTATGGGGCGCGGCTGTAAGTATCATAAACCAGATAGTAGGGTGAAGGGGGAGTTTAATTATCTGGAACCATATTTGTCATATCAGTTTCATATAGCTATAGAGAACTTTTCGTTAAACCACTATTATTCTGAGAAAATTATGGACCCACTGTTTTGTGAAACTACGCCGGTTTATTTAGGATGTAAAAATATTGACGACTATTTCCCCGGCATGGTAATAAAACTATCGGGTGAGGTAGACAAAGATTTTGCATTATTGGGAGATATTTTAGCCAATCCAGATGCGTTTCGCAAACCGGTTGATATAGATGCCGTAAAAAATACGACTAGTTTAGTTAGAAATGTGTCTAGGATTTTTGGGTAAAATCCCCATATAACCATGTTTGATATACGACCAGTCATCAATCATCTTCCACTTTACATTCCTTGCATTTGGAATGGTGTCTACAATCTCCGCAATACCATTTTTTACATTTATGACAAGGCCATCCGTCTGACCCTCTGTTTACACTTGTTCCACAAGTTATACAATGCCCATAACAACCACAGGTAGGTTCTCCACTTCCGCTGCAATTTCTGCACATTTTTTCAGAGCAATCGCAACATGCAACTGTTATACACTCATTACATCCAGAAACATTACAGTTATAACATTTTGATGAACCCTTTTCGGTTTTTATTTCTTTGCAATTTTTGCACTTTATTTTACGTAGAAGCATATGTGTTTATATTTATGAGTTATTTATAAGTTATTTTTATATTATTGTTTTACAAACATAATAACAAAGCTGTATATAAAAAATTGATTAGTATATGCATATAAACATTATACGCTATTCTATGTATATCTCCTTATTAAGAACACTATAAATCATATAAACTCACAATCTATTAAAATGGTCAAAATCTGCGATACCACTATTTATCCCGAAGAATCCGATGCCCGGTATTCCAATTATTTCGCTAGTTTCGGATTTCCACTAAGTCCATTCCAGAAATATGCTATAGAGGCTATTGTAGAAGGAAATCATGTATTGATAACGGCTCATACCGGGTCTGGCAAAACATTGCCTGCGGAGTTTGCTATACAACATTTCGTCGGGGGTGGAAAACGGGTTATATATACGAGTCCTATTAAGGCCCTTTCCAACCAAAAATACTACGAGTTTTCTAAAAAATATCCGCATATTTCATTCGGTTTATTAACTGGGGATATAAAAACAAACCCGGAGGCCGATGTTCTCATAATGACTACGGAAATATTGATGAATGCACTATTTCGCAAAGACGTGTGTGGCAGCTCTGGGGCACCCGGGGCGGAGACTGGGATTAATTTCCAGATGGATATAGACACTGAATTGGGTTGCGTGGTGTTTGATGAAGTGCATTATATCAATGACGCAGACCGGGGGCAAGTATGGGAGAAAACTATATTGATGCTCCCTCCACATATTCAGATGGTTATGCTTTCTGCCACGATTGACGCCCCTGAGCGTTTCGCTGAATGGTGCGAACGCGGCGTTTCCGGTGGGAAACAGGTATATTTAGCATCTACGTCGCATCGGGTGGTTCCACTTACACACTATGGGTTTCTCACTGTATCCGAGAACTTGTTTAAAGGTATGAAAGACAAGGTGTTGGAAAAGGATTTGCGCGATAATACAAACCGGCTGATAACATTGCGAACGGACCGGGGGCAATATATGGAAAGTGGATATAAAGACCTGAAACGTATTTTAGGCGTATTTGAGGACCGCGATGTTTTCCTAAAACGCAAGGCTGTATTAAACAATTTGGCACTGTTATTGCGCGACAGGGAGATGCTACCTGCTATAGCATTTGTATTTTCGCGAAAAAATGTGGAAATGTGTTCCCAGGAAATAACAGTTCCATTACTGGAGTTTGATAGTAAGGTTGCATATACTGTTGCGCGCGAATGCGAACAAATTGTGCGCAAACTGCCGAACTTTAGGGAATACTTGGAATTACCTGAATATCAAACCCTGGTTGCCTTGTTAGAAAAGGGTATTGGCATCCATCATTCGGGCATGATTCCGATTTTGCGTGAAATAGTGGAACTTATGATTTCCAAGAAATACATCAAACTCTTGTTTGCAACAGAGTCTTTTGCTATAGGTTTGGATTGCCCAATTAAAACGGCTATTTTCACCAGTTTAACTAAATATGATGGGAGCGGAGAACGGTATTTGCTTTCACATGAATATACACAAATGGCCGGCCGCGCCGGGCGCAGGGGAATTGACACGATTGGGCATGTCATTCATTGTAATAATTTGTTTTCACTTCCTTCATCCAGTGAGTATAACACAATGCTATGTGGAAGTCCGCAAAAGCTGGTATCCAAGTTCCGGATTTCTTATTCGGTTATTTTGGGATATTTAGGAAAGTCGGAGGAACCAGTTTCCCTAAATA